TTTGTTCCGCCGGTCTTTGTGGGAAACGCATCCGTTCAATGAGGATTTGCACCCATTTGAGGATTGGGGTTTTTGGGTTGGTTGCGCTGCGCAGGGTGCGCGGTTCGCGTGTACCGGCCGAGTTGATTTCGATTACAACACGCATGGGGACGAAGATTCGTGAGTGGCTGAATAGTTTGGAAGGCTGAACATGGCGATTGTTCAAGGATATGCAACTTTGCAGCAGGTGAAAGCCGCAGCGAGAATCACAGATTCCGTGGATGATGAGTTGCTTGAGACCGCCATTGAATCATCGTCTCGAATGATTGACGGTTATTGCGAACGCAGGTTCTACACCAACGGAACAGAGACGCGGTACTTCGCTGCGACGGATTCCTACGCGGTAGACGTTGACGATATAGCAGGCACTGCTATAACTGTGGAAACGTCCGCAGGTTTGGATGGCATCTATGATGAAACGTGGACAACGAGTGATTACCAACTTGAGCCGTTGAACCGCACCAACGCGGGACTTGATTTCCCCATCACGCGGCTGCGTGCAATCGGTGATTACCTGTTCCCGGTGGATCCGGTGGCGCATGAAACCGGTGTCAAGATCACGGGTGTTTTCGGGTTCGCTACTGCCGTCCCCGCAGCCGTGAAGCAAGCAACAATCCTTGCGTCACTAAGGCAGTACCAGCGATATTCGTCTGCTCTCGGTGTCGCGGGGTTTGGGGACATGGGTGCCGTTCGAGTGGCGCGCATTGATCCGGATATTCAATCTATGCTGATGCCGTTCCGCAAGGTCACGCACGGTGTCGCCTGATGCCTACCCTGTCTGACATTCGTGCGGGGTTGGCTACGAACCTCGCGACGGTTGACGGCTTGCGGACTTCGGCGTTTGTGCCGGACGAACCGAAGCCACCAATCGCGATCATTTTTCCGGACAACATCAGTTTCGACACCGCGTTCAATCGTGGACTAGATACGTACACGTTTTCTATTCAGGTGATTGTGTCAAAGGTGTCGGACCGCAATGCGCAATCAAACCTTGACGCGTATTGCAATCCTGATGGTGCGCAGAGCATAAAAGCGGCCATCGAATCAGACAGGACTCTCGGAGGACTGATACAGGATCTCCGAGTTACGGAAGTACGGGACTACCGTGCGGCCACCATCAATGAAAACACATATCTAACCGTGACCTTCGTGGTGACGGTTTACGCGTAAGGAGCAAGTTCATGGCAAAGTATGTGCTGACTGATCCGGTGATTGTGTTCGCCGGTTCTACCATCACCTCATCTTGCGCTTCGGTCACGATCAGTCTTGAGGCTGATGACGTTGAGACTACCGCGTTCGGTGCCGCAGGCGGCTACAGGACTCGGATCGGTGGCTTGAAGTCAGGCACGGTTGATTTCGAAATGCACGCTGATTTCGGTGCATCGGGTATTGACTCGCTGTTCTTCCCGAACCTCGGCGGTACTGTTGCGGTGTCCGTCGTTCCCGGTGGTACTGCTGCGGTATCAGCGACCAACCCGCAATACTCGTTTGATGTTTTGGTCACGGAATATTCGCCTATTGATGGCGCGGTTGGGGATCTCGCTACGACTAGCGTTAGCCTTCCGATTACCGGTGAAGTTACTCGCGGAACCGGCGCCTAATCTTTCATTCCTAGATTGGAGTTCCTGCCATGAAGATGCATCTACGCGTAACGAATGCTGACGGATCCGCCGCTGATGTTGTGGTGTCGGCGGCGGATTTCGTCGGGTTCGAATCTACGTTCAACCGTTCGGTTGCGAAGTTTCAAGAGGAGTTCCGGCTCACGGATATGTATTGGCTTGCGTGGCACTCGCTTCGCCGGTCAGATCCGAAGGTGCCGGAGTTCACGGATTGGCTTGAGGCGAACGATCCGGATGTGGAGTTCGGTGATGAGTCCGGGGAGATTGTCCCTTTGGAGAGCAGTCCGCAACTTGGCGGATAGTGCATTTGGCTTACGAGTTCGGGTTATCTCCGTCTGCGGTGATGAGTGAATCTGATCGCGTGATTGCCACGATGCAACGATATCTCAGGTGGCGGAATGTCCAAGAGCGCAAGGCAAGCAAGGGGTCTAAGTGAAAACCGTTGTTGAAATCAAAGGCATCCGTAACACGTTGGACGTGTTGAAGGAACTTGACAACGATGTTCGCAAAGAGGTCTTGAAGGGTCTGCGCGATTCGGCGAATGATCTTCGCGATGAGGCGAAAGATCTTGTCAAAGAGGGTCAACCGTTATCGGGTTGGAAACGTTGGCGTGGCGGTTACGACGCAGCCACAATCAAAGGTGGAATCAAAACCACAACCGCCAAGCGTCGGCAAAGAGGCACCGTTGTTTCGAACACGATGGGTGTTCAGAACACCACGGCTGCCGGTGCTATCTGGGAACTCGCGGGACGTAAGACGAACGGTGCTGCGCCGCGTCCCGGCATCAACCCTAAGACCGGTCACACCTACGGTAACGGTCGCGGATTCATTGAGACTATCCGCCGGAAGTCGGGTAGGCGTGCATCCCGATTGGTGTGGGATGCGCATGATTCGCCTACCGATTGGAACAAATCCGAAGCGGCAGAGGACATTGTTGCTTTGGTGAATAAGGCTACTGAGACCGCGCAGAAAAGACTAGGAGAATTACGTGGCTAGAAACCCGGCAGTTCTCGTTAGTCTCCTTGCGGATTGGAACGGCAAGGATCTTGAGAAGGCTCAGCGCGAGATCCAAAAGTTGCAGGACAAGACCAAGACTGCCGGTGACAAGTTCCGCGATGTTGGTCGGAAGTTTCAGGATGTCGGCGGAAAGATGTCCGCCGTTGGTGGCACGCTGACTAAGACACTGACGGTTCCCATTGCGGGTATCGGTGCGGCTGCGATTGTGTCGGCCACGGAGTTTGAAACTTCGATGGCGAAGATTACGGGTCTTGTTGGTATCGCTGCGGACAAGGTTGATGGGTTCCGCGATCAGGTGCTTGACTTGTCTGGTCGGACGGCTAAGTCTCCGCAGGAACTTGCGGATGCTTTGTTTGTTGTCACGTCTGCGGGTTTGCGCGGCGAGGATGCTATTGGCGCGTTGGAGTCTGCGGCGAAGGCAGGCACGGCGGGTCTTGGTGAGACGGTTGATATTTCGCGTGCGCTCGCGGGTGCGTTGAACACTTACGGATCCGAGACGCTGAGTGCGGCGAAGGCCACTGACATTATTGTTGGTGCGGCGCGTGCGGGTAACTTTGAGACTTCGCAGTTCGCTGCGTCTATTGGCAAGGTGTTGCCGAACGCTAAAGCCGCAGGCGCATCGTTCGAGGACACCTCAGGTGCGGTTGCGTTGTTGACGCGGACTAACGGTGACGCGGCGCGGTCTATCACTCAGGTGGATGCGTTGTTCCGTGCGTTCGCTTCACCATCGAAGCAGACGCAGAAGTTGCTTGGTGAAGTTGGTTTGAGTGCGCAGGACCTTCGGGATTCAATGTCCGAGAAGGGTCTTGTCGGCACGATGCAGATGCTTGATGATGCGCTTGGCGGCAATCAGGAGCAGATGGGTTTGCTGCTCGGTAGCAGTGAGGCTAACTCTGCGGCGTTGCAGATCCTCGCGACGGACGCTAGTGGTATCGCGGACACGTTCGGTGTTGTCGCGGATTCGGCAGGCATCACGGATGAAGCCTTTGGCGTTGTGGCGGAAACGTCTGCGTTCAAGATGCAGAAAGCCATAACCAATTTGAAGGCGACGCTTGTTGATTTGGGTACGTTGCTGCTGCCGTTCGTGAATCGGTTTGCGGAAGTGTTCGAGACTCTGGCCGGGAAGTTCCGTGGGTTGACCCCGGCTCAGCAGGAACTTGTTATCAAGATCGGTGGGATTCTCGCGGCTATCGGTCCGGTCCTATTGATCGTGGGTAAATTCATCGGTGCTATCGGCGGCATTATCGCGGTTTTCAATCCGCTCACGTTGAAGATCGCGCTTGTGATCGGTGCCATTGCGTTGCTTGTTGGCGCGTTCATGTACGCGTGGAACAACA